TTGAAATTAATCTGTGTGGCACAAGCTGGGAACAGATTAAAAGAAGAGGGGATTATTATATCTAATTATGCTGAGAGACGTAAGCGGCAACGATTGAAAAAACAGTTACATAAAAAGGAAGAAATGCTTCAAATGAAGAATTATTGGGGAAAGTTGGACCCTACCCCCTACGAAGCCGTAAAAGATTTGGTTTATAGCACATTTGAAAGAAGTGATCAGTATGGCAGACTATGAAACTTTATCATTAAAATTGACCAATAATATTACTCTGGCCGATATAGACAAGCGTGCCGGAGAAATCGGAATGAGTCGGAGCCAATTTGTAAATATGGCCTTAGAAATGATCTTAAGTTTTGATAATGAATTATGGCAAAGAATTTCTAATTATAGTGAAGGACTTCATATTCCTGAATGGTTGGTTATTCAGAATATGCTTATCAAGCGATTTGCAGAAGAAGCAGCACATATCGAAGTATGGGGTCCATCAACGAAGATGTTAGATGAATTTGTCAATTTTGACGGTAAGACTGCAACTGGCGAAGAATTATTTAACATGTTAAAACAACGTGCCAAAAAAGAAGAAGAACGAGAAAAAATTGAAGTATTGCTTAAAGAAGAAATTTGGGGCCTTGATGAAGAAGATAAACAATTTTTATTTAAGCACCGGGCTGGACGTGCTTGGTATGAGTCAGAAGAATATAAAAAAGAACAAGAGGAAGAACAAAATGGCCGGGCTTATTTGGAACAACTGATAACCGAAGGCATCATTGGCCCTGACGCTAGACGAAAAATATCCCCCCGATTAGTTAGTACTCTTCTAAAAGGGATGGAGAAGGGTGAATTTACCAAAGAAACAGTAATAAAACAAATTAAGCTTATGGAAAATAATAAATGGGAATGGGAAAACGAAGACTAACCCGCTAAAGCAGCGGGTTTATTTTTAGGGAGGCGAATATGATGGAGGAATTCAAGAAAAAGACTATGCGAGTTGAGGAATTTGCTAAAGAATATGATATGAATTTAACTCGTGCCTATGAAGTTGCTAGAAGGCCGGGGTTTCCCAGTATTAGAATTGGTAAGAGACTGGTAGTATTACGGGACGGCCTGGACCAATGGATTGAAAATGAAATTTTAAAGGACAAGTCAAAAGCTAGTTAAAAAACTCTGGCGGCAATCCGGAGCGGCAGAATTGAGGTGGTTTTGATGTGGCTACTAATTTTAAAATACCCCAAAACAAGCTGAAATTTAAGGCATACCGACAGGATGAACCATTTGAGGGTAATTATTGGAGGATTCCAAAAGCCTTATTTGTCGAACCATATAGTAATTTATCTTTGTTGGCTAAAAACGTATATTCATTGCTACTTGATAGAATGGAACTTTCCCGGAAGAATGGTTGGGTTAGTGAGTCAGGTGAACTTTTTGTATTTTTTGAACGTGATGAAATAGCAAAAATCCTTAATTATAATGTTAATACTATAGTTCAAGCATTCAAAGAGCTTCGGGAATACAAACTAATCATGGAGATCCGGCAGGGTATTAAAAAAGCTAACATAATTTATCCGGGTAAAATTGATTTTAACTGCTTGAATATAGAAAAACTAGATTCTAGAATATCGAAAAACTATAGTCTTGAATCTAGAAAAACTATAGGAAGTGATACTGAACTTAGTGATCCTGAACTTAACAACAACTACAACAATGAAAAGGGAAGTTTCTCCGGAGTCGAAACTTCTTCTTTTTTCAATCCAAATAATTATTCTAAGTTAGTAATCTATACCTGGAAGGTATTTTTGGAACAATATCAAGAATTCAGGCATGAGAAACATCCTACTTTAAAACCTCAGCAATTAGAGAGGTGCTTGAATGTACTTGAGAGTTTTATTAGTGAGAATGAACTAGATGATGAAATAGACCTTTTAAACATTGTGGCTAAATACTTCAATACTAACTTCCCTAATGCTAATTACGGAGATGGTTGTGATTATCATTTTAATCACTTCTGTACTGAGGGAGTTCTTCAAAACAGATTTTGGGAAGTGGCTTATTAATGCATACATTAACTATCAAAATGTATGCATTTACTATTGATAAAGGAGTTGATTCAATGAAGTGTCCATCATGTGGTTATAACACTTTAAAAGAAGGATCGATTATAAATTATTGTTGGTGTGGGTACCGGGAATTAAAAGTCGATTCTGTTTCGCCGAAATCAGCCAAACGGGAAAAAGGTTCGCAGAAATCTGCGGAAGTAAAAATAAGAATGTAATTTAATTTAGGCAGGTGAGAAAATGGCTAATTTCTTACAACGATTTTTCAAGTCAAGAGAACCGGCAAACGTGGAACGGGTTGAAGTAATGAGTGGCGGCCCTGCATACTTTACACCATTTGACGGGGATGCTTATTCATCGGATATTTACCGGGCGGCGGTTGATGCAATAGCGCGTAATGCCGGAAAGTTAAAAGCTTCTCATGTAATTACCATTGAACAACAAAGAAGCGATGGCGACAGCCAATTAAACCGGATATTGCAGGTAAGGCCAAATCCGTTTATGTCAAGTTATGACCTGATTTACAAGATTACAACGCATTTTTATTTATATAATAATGCCTTTGCATATTTGCAGAAAGATGAACGGGGAAATTTTTTAAGTATCTGGCCCTTACGACCGTTAAATATGGAATTTCTTGCAGACCCTTCGGGGGCTTTGTTTTGCAGATTCTTATTTTCGGGAGGGAAAACTTACATTTTCCCATATTCGGAGATCTTTCACATTCGGAGGCATTTTAACGGTAACGACTTACTAGGTGATCCGAACACAGCCATTATTCCAACTTTGGATCTGGCCCATACTCAAAGTCAGGGCATGGAAGCAGCGATTAAGAGCAGCGCAGTTATTCGGGGAATTCTCAAATTTTCTCAGGTACTAGCACCCGAGAAATTGAAAGCTGAAAAAGAAGCATTCATCAATGATTATCTGACAATTACAAACGCCGGCGGAATTGCGGTCTTAGATTCAAAGGCAGAATATACTCCATTGAAAAATGATGGTCCGAACCCGGTTGATGACAAACAAATAGCAGCCATTAAGCAAAAGGTTTATGAATACTTGGGTATAAGTGAAGCAATAGTAAATAGCTCATATACGGAGGATCAATGGGCAGCATTTTACGAATCTGTGATTGAACCTTTAGCCGTTCAATTCTCTTTAGAACTTACAGACAAGCTATTTACACCGAGAGAACAGGCTTTTGGTAACTCGATTTTATTTGAAGCCAACCGGCTCCAATTTGCCAGTAATGCAACAAAGACCAATATTTTAAAAGAGCTTATGCCATTAGGTTTATTTACAATCAATCAGGCTTTAGAAATATTAAACTTACCAGCCGTTTCAGATGGAGACAGGCGACTGCAAACCTTAAACGTAGTAAATGCGGCCAAAGCCGATCAGTATCAATTACCTAATTCTGTTCCGCAACTAGCTGCAGAACAAAAACCAAGTAACGGAGGTATCCAAAATGAAGGAATTAAGAATAACGGAATTAAGAGCCGTTGATCCGGCAGGTGATAATGGCCTTATACTTGATGGAATGCCGGTAGTGTTTGATAAGCTGACTACCATCAAAGATAAATTAGGGGAGTACAAGGAGATTATCCGGGCGGGTGCGCTTGATGGTGCGGACTTGTCCGATGCGAGGTTACTTTATAACCACGATTTAAGCAAGTTACCACTGGCCCGGACTCCTAAAACAATGCAGTTTGATGTAAATCCGGCAGGAATGAAAATGACTGCACATTTACCCGATACCGAGGAAGGACGCTCAGTACATACGGCAGTTAAACGGGGCGATTTATCCGGTATGAGTTTTGCCTTTAAAATAGCACCGGGCGGCAGCTCTTATGATGCTAAAACAAATATTCGAACAATCATAAAGATTGCAAAAGTCTATGAATGTTCGATTTGTCCTTTTCCTGCCTACGCCGAAACTTCGGTAGAAGCACGGGCGCAAATGCAGGAAGAAGTGGATAAACTCAAAGCCCCAGAGCGGGTGGCAGCCAAAATAAAAGTAAATCAAATATTAAAAAGGACGGTATAAAACCATGAAATTTAAAACAATTGCTGAAGCATTTAACTATTATCGGAATCATAGCGTGGTGGATATTGAGAAACGAGCCCAAGAGATCGGCCAGTTGATCGACAAAGATCCGAATGCTGATATTGAAAGTTTGAATATCGAACTTGACGGATTGAAAGAAGCCAAAAAGAACATCGAGGAACGCAGCGCTGGAAACCCTGGAGCCGCTGGATCTGGTTTTAACCCTATCACCGGGATGAGCTTCAATCAAAATCAAAATAGAGTACCGGAAGGCGATCAGTTATTCGCAAGCGCCGAATATAGAAGCGCATTTTACAAGACTCTGTTGAACCAAAAACTGAACGAGGTTGAAACTGCGATAATGAAACAGGCCGGATTGGAAAAACGGGCTGACGCATTCAATACCCTTTCCAATAGTGCGGCGGTATTGCCAACACAAACGCTTAACGAGGTTATTTCCAAAGCCCGGAAAATTGGCGGCTTGATCTCCGTTTGCCGGCAATTCAATGTTCCGGCTAACTTAGCGGTCCCGATTGGAACTCCTTCCACTAAGGCAGCTTGGCATGTTGAAGGTGCACCGGTTACCACTGAAAATAATACACCGGTAAACGTAACCTTTGGGGCTTTTGAGTTGATTAAAATCTTTTCGATGAGCGCCGCAGCCCAAAAGATGACTATTTCGGCCTTTGAAAGCTATCTTATCGATGAATTAAACAAGTGCATAATGGAAGCCATTGCAGACAGCCTTGTAAATGGAACTGGAACCACACAAGGAACCGGAGTATTAACCGGGGTTACTTGGGATACTTCTAACAGCTTTACCTATTCCAAAACTTCTGGGCCGGCATACAAAGATTTTACCAAAATGTTAGCTATGCTAAAGCGCGGTTATAGTGCTGGGGCCAAATGGGCTATGAGTAATGCAACGCTTTATAACAATGTTTACGGTGTGGTTGACGGCAATAACCGGCCGATTTTCATTACCGACCCGAAAACCGAGGATATTGGTTATATCTTAGGTAAGCCCGTTGTAGTTGATGATAACATCGTTGATGATACTATTACTCTAGGTAATTTCGATTATATGGGTTTTAACATTCCACTTGGCGTTTTAATTGAGACTTCGAGAGATAGCAGCTTCAAGAGTGGCTTAATTGATTATCGGGCGTTAGCGATTGCCGACACCAAACCGCTTGTAACTGAAGCATTCATCAAGACGACCCGTTCGGCTACCTGATGAGGTGATACTATGATACTTACCATTGAAGAAGCACGGGAAGCGTTACGGATAGACGGGATAGACAATGATGTTATTATTCAGCCGTTAGTCGATGCAATACCGGCATATTTGGAAGTATCAACCGGGAGGGCGTGGGACGATTCCACGCCTTCTCCTTTAGCCAAGACAGCGGCTAAGTTTATACTTCAATTATGGTATTTTCCTCAAAACGAGGATGCTGACAGATTAAAGAAGGCGATTGATGGGTTATTGGTAGCATTAACGGCATTAGGTAGGAGCAGCACAACTTAATGGCCCAGGATTACGCTAGAGCCTTTTATAATAGCAAAGAATGGCGCGAATGCCAGGCCGCAGTTATGCAGAGCAAGAATCACACTTGTGAGCGGTGCGGCCACCTTGCTTTAATAGTCCATCATAAGATTCATATTGCACCTGCAAATATCGATGATCCAAACATTACTTTGAATTGGGATAACTTGCAGGCGCTATGTTTGGATTGTCACAATGCAGAACATGGCAATGGTGGAGCGTGTATCGAAGGAGTTAGCTTTGATGATAATGGGGATTTGATTTATATCCCCCCGGTCTTGAAGGTATCAAGTAAAAGTACTTGACCGAGGCTGCTCCTTTCCAAACCCCTCCGCGAAGAAACTATTTAAGGGTGGGACAAATGTTGACCCACTAAAAAAGGAAGTGATTATATGAAGAATACCATTATTTCCAGCGATATGCAAGAACTTAAAGAATTATTGAAACAGATACCGGCAGATAGACAAGCAATAGCCCAAAGCCTTTACAATGAGCTTGAATTCATGCAGAAAACCCTTGTTAAGCTCAAAGAAACGATAGATCATGATGGTCCAACCGCTATGTTTGAACAGGGTTCACAAAAGTTTTTAAGAGAGCATCCGGCATTAAAGGGCTACAATACCACAGTTCAACGATACGGCCAATTATACAAACAGTTTACCGATTTATTGCCTAAAGCCAATGCAACGCCGCCTAAAGATCCTTTATTGGACTTCATAAAGTAAGAGGTGGTTGCTGTGAATTACATTCTCGAATATTGGGAAGGCATTCAATCCGGTAAATTTGTCGTATCAAAGAGAGTTTATAGACAATATCAGCGCCTGGTTAATGATATTCCGAACCCCGGCCAATACATTTTTGATGAAACCAAAGCCAATAAACCAATTGAATTTATTGAACGGTTTTGTAAGCATTCTAAAGGCGAATGGGCAGGAAAGCCCGTTAACTTAGAATTGTTTCAAAAGGCATTTATTTCAGCCTTATTTGGCTTTATAGACAAGGATACCGGGTTAAGGCGCTATCGTGAGACCATGTTCTTTGTAGCCAGAAAAAATGGCAAGACAACCATGCTGAGTGGTATTGCAGCCTATATGCTGGTTGCCGATGGTGAAGGCGGCGCGGAAATATACTCCACGGCTACAAAGAAAGATCAGGCCAAGATCCTTTTTGACGAAACTCATAATATGGTCAAGCAGAGTCCGGATCTATCCCGGCATGTTAAAAAGCGTAAGAGTGATTTATATTTTCCGGCCACTTTGTCAAAGTTTCAGCCATTGGGAAAGAATTCTGATACCCTGGACGGTTTAAACGCTCATTGTGTTGTCATGGATGAATTACACGGAGTTAAAGACCGGAATTTATACGAGGTCATGAAACAGAGCCAAAGCGCAAGGCGGCAACCGCTTTTAATCATGATCACCACAGCGGGAACCGTCCGGGAATGTATCTTTGATGATATGTACGCCTATGCCTGTAATATCGTGGATGGTAAGTTTGAAGATGACTCATTTTTACCAATCCTTTATGAGTTAGACGACCGTGAAGAATGGATAAACCCAGGAATGTGGCCCAAAGCTAATCCGGGACTTGGAACAATCAAAAAACTGGATGACCTTTCCCGAAAAGTTGAGAAGGCGAAGCATAGCCCGAATGATATAAGCGGCGTATTAACTAAAGACTTTAATATCCGGGATACCGTTGCAAGTGCCTGGTTAACCTTTGAGGATATAAATAATGAGGAAATCTTTGATATTGCCAGGTTTAAAAATTGTTATGCAATCGGCGGCGCTGATTTGAGTATTACAACGGATCTCACCTGTGCCACTCTCTTAATGATGGACAAGGACGCTGAAAAGCGATTTATTCATCAAATGTATTGGTTGCCTCGTGATAACTTTGAAAAGCGGGTGCAGATGGACAAGATCCCGTATGATAAATGGTTACAGCGCGGTTTATTGAGATTATGCAACGGCAATTCAATCAATTATTCGGATATTACAGCCTGGTTTTTGGAGATGGTTAACGAGGCTGGAATTACTCCTCTCTGGATTTATTATGACAGCTATTCGGCTAAGTATTGGGTTGAAGAAATGGAACAGAACGGCTTTAAAATGGTCCGGTGTATTCAGGGCGCCAAGACCTTAAGCTTACCCATGCAGATGATGGGCGCCGATCTCCAAGCCAAAAAGATTAACTATAACAATAACCCGATCCTTAAATGGTGTTTGACCAATACCGGCATATTAACCGACCGGAACGGCAATATCGTGCCGATTAAGAACCAGGCAGCCAAGATGAGGATTGACGGAGCAGCTTCCATGTTAGACGCTTATTGCGGTTTATTTGAACATTACGAAGAATTTGCAAGGGTAGCTTAGGGGGTATTAATATGGCACATGTCAAGGACAAGAAGATAACAATATTAAACGAACAGGAAACCGGAGAAATGGACGAATACGGCGATCCCATAAAAGCTTGGTTACCTATATCAGGCGGTGCTAATATTTGGGCCTATTTTCGGCACTTATCCGGGAATGAGTTTTTTGGAGCAATGATGGTCAATTCAAAAGAAGAAGTATTATTTGAGATAAATTGGCGTAATGACATTGAAACCTATATGCGGATTGAGTATAAAGGCAAGCAATACCGTATTACCCGAATTGACAACTATGAAGGCTACAAGAATGACTTAAAAATATATGCCTATAACCTTAATGGCGAATAGAAAGGAGGTATATTTTTGGAAGTTGATAAGCTGGATAAAAAATTGTTAGATATTACAGCGGAATTTCAGGATAATATCAGAGCTTATTTCGGGAAGATTCATAACAAAAACAGCTGTGATGGTTTCGACTTAGAAGAATTGACAATCCAGATTTTTTATACATTCTCGGAATTCAGGAAGTCTATTGTTCAGTATTTAAAAGAAAATTCGAAATAAATGGAGGTACAAAGATGAATAAAAATTTCTGTCCGTTTTTAAATGGTAGATGCCGGGAAGATTGCAGGTTTTTCCGTAGATCAGCAGATTCCGATTGCTCAATAGCTTCAGGATTAAATATCCTTTATGAAATATCCACGCTAACAGATGGCATATATCAAGAATTAAAGGAAAAATAAATTGCCAATTCCGGACTGCGGAGCTTCTCATTTCACTCCGTAGTCATTTTTTGTCCATATTCTCCTTTCAATTGGTCAAGGACTTTTCACCCTTGACCGCTGGCCCTGAATAAGGGCAAACCCCGGCAGGCCAATCTTGCCGGGGAATCTTTTTAAAGAGGTGAAGTATTTTGATTACAGTCGAAAATCAAAAGTTTTATCATATTCAGCGGGGGAAAGTACCTCCCGGTGGACATAGATGGAATATCGGCAGTAAAAAGTATTGGGGCCGGGAAATGAACTTTGTCACTAAAGCAGCGTTTGAACAAGATTATGGGTTTAGTCTTCCCATACCAAAACAACCCGGAGACTGGGAAAAATTTGACTCGTTTACTTGGTTATTTTGGGAAATGATTAATTTTTTTAAGACCGGGAAAAAAGATCCGCGTTTTGCACCATATTACCATTACGACCCTAAAGAGGCTTTTAAAGAATGTTATCGGGTTGTACACGCGCAAAGTTATGTGTTACGTGAAATGGTTTTTGAAGAAGTTAGAAAAGAGCTAAATAAGGAATTACCTTCAAGATATACGGGGTTATGGGTTATTAAAGACAATTTAGATGATTTACAATATTGGTATCGAACTCTCGGAGCGACTGATAATAGTACAATTATTACACTTAGCCTAACAGGAAAAGTTCATCAAGGAAATTTAGCATATACGCCAGATGGAACTTACTCGGTTGATGTACTCAGAAAAAAGGCTTTGAAATATTGGAATACCGAACCCGGAAGAAAAGCAAATAAAGGTTTTGATGAAAGGTTCGAATATCTTTTTGAGGGCCACGCCACTGTATTGGATGTTACAACACCCCAAGAAATAGGAGTAAAGTTAAATGAAATTAATACAGTAGATTTGACTAATGTAGAAAGGCCCGGTTATAATCCCGATTATACTTGGGATATGACTGAAGAAATAGTCTAAAAAGGAGGAAAACTATAATGAAATATTGGGTTAATACAATGTGTGGCAATCCTTATTATTTTGAACGAAATGAACAACCAAATGAAGTTTGTATTGAGGTTCCTACTCCCCGGCCGTCACGGGAACATTACTGGTATAATGGTGAATGGATTTTAGCCGGGTTTATGGATAAAGACGGTAATTATCATTTGGGAGATATGTCGATAGGTGATCGGGTGATCCCGTTACGCCCATCTCACCTTCATACTTGGGATGGTCAAAAATGGGTATTCACTGACGAAAAGGCCCTGGAAGAGATCCGACAGAAAAGAGATGTACTGCTGAAAGCGTCTGATTATATTGTAGCAGAGGACATTCCCCTTGACCCGGAAGTAAAAGCCCAGTGGATATCATACCGGCAAGCTTTAAGGGATTTCCCGCAAACTTGCGATCCAGTGAATCCGATATGGCCGAAACAGCCGGCATATATTAAAGCTTAAAGGGGGGTTCGTGCCCCTCTTCCTCTTAAAAAAATAACCCAGCATCTGCCAGGCTATCAAAAAGGGAGGGAGTAATGAAAAAAGGTTTCATTACTATCATTATATAGGCCATTAGTTAAGGACGAGCTACACGGATGTTAATAAAAATGAATATTGGGTAACGTTTTATATTGAGCCCTACAAAGTTCTAAAAGGGCTATTTTTTTTAAAGGTAAATTCCCATAGGGCAAAGGGGAGAACGTTGGATTCTCCCCTTTATTATGCAAAGGAATAGAGGCCAAAAATCAATAAAATTCAAATAAGCGTTAAAAAATATCAGGTTATGAGACTTTCGAAATGCCAATTATCAGGAGTTTCATTATTTTTTTTAAATACTTCAATTGCTTGTTGATATTTATTTAATATTTCTCGACAAGTTTTTTCAATATCAATTTCTGCTTCTGTTTTATTTGCGACTATAGCCGCCAATATTGTGATTTCTTCGGGCTTTAATTTTGACATATTTACTCCCCTTTTCATAATTTTTAACTAATAATAGTATTTCATATCTACTCAAACTTTATTCCTAGAATTTATAAAATTCATGACAGGAGAAGGAAATCCCAATTAGAGCCGAGACTTTTTATTGTTTTAAATAGTATTATTTATGTAGCAAAAGTCAATACTGTCGCTGAGGATACTTAGTAAATAACATATAAGTGAGTGAATGTTATGCCAGACAAAAGAGAAATATTTTCCTTAGATGGGGTACGAAAATTTCTCCATATTAGTCCTAATACTGCAAAAGAGTTAGCTGAATCTGGAGCATTTCCTGGGCGGCGTATCGGAAAGAATTGGAAGTTTTATAGGGAAGATATTATTGAGTGGGTTAGAATGGGTAATCAATTAAATCAAGTAGCCGTAACTAAGAAAAATGGTTAGGAGATAAATCATGGCCAGACCGCGAAAAGCAATACCATTTGAAGCGTTACCTGATAGATGTTTCCCAGCTGATATCCGTAAGTTTTTAGGCGTAGACAACTCGGTAGTATATGCAATGCTTAAGAATGGTCAAATACCCGCGGTACGAATTGGGCGGCGGTGGATTATTCCAAAGTACAAGTTTGGCATTCAATGGGGATTTATCGGAGAATCGCAGGCCGCCACTGAAGGAGTGAAATTCAAATAGGATTATTTAAGGATGTTGGTTAAACTGACATCCTTTTATCTTTCTAATGGTCTAAAATCATCATTTTCAGCCTTAATTTTATCTATTTCAGACCGGAGCATATAAGTACGTCCGGCTTTTTTATAAAGAGTAATACGGCCCTTTTTATGCCAAGTATAAATAGCAGTTCTAGTGACATTCAATTCATTAGCGGCAGTTTCAATTGGGATATGTTCATCTTTCAATATTAATCACCCCTAACTATTGTAAATTACACAATAGAAAAAATAAACTGTAATATCTGTTGTAACTGTATTTTTTGTATGTTACAATAAATACATAGATTACAGTTTAATGAAAGGGGTGAGCTTTAAAAGCTTGTCACAAATGAATAAAGGAAGTCTCTCCCTACCACGGTTGACTTCCCAATTCGCTAATCTTGATGTATGGGTTGTAACTTCTGTTATTTTTATAATAGCATAAGTACCTCCCTTAGTCAAGTATTGCCAAAAAAGACTCATAAGAAATGGAAATTTTGGGCAAATTATGAATCTAAAAATTAAGGGAGGAAATTAAAATGTCAGTTAATGTTTTGAAATCAGAAAAAGTAAATAAAGAAGAACAGACAACTAATGTAATAATTGACCAATTTCGGGAAACATGCATTCAATTGAAAGCGATGGGTAAAACGAGAAAAGATGTAATCGAATCTGTGAATTACACAATTAAGCAACAATCTAATGCTATTAAGGAAATTTTCCAAGAGGATGACGCTCACTCCCAGATCGATTTAAAACGAATTATGAGTGGAAATTTTATGGAGGATTATCAAGACTTTATAGATCATTTGTGTTTAATGGAAACAGTAGATTTACCGGAATATAAAGAAGTCCAGCAAAAAATAGTTAAACAAGAACACCAATTGCAAAAAGAATTACCGGATGAAATATTCAAAAAGGTTATTCAAGTTGTGGATGATGGTTCTTATTTAGAATCAATTGCAAAAGAGTATTTTTTCCAAAAGGGTTTTAGGGATGGAATATCATTCGTTATAACAAGTTTTTTTAAGGTTTAAGGAGCCCGCACGTTCCTTCCCCTTTTTAACCGCCCTGGCTTTCGGGTCCGGGCGGTTGGATAAGGGACAATTTAAATGAAACGGAGGTTGATACTATGCGCGGCAGCTAGATATTTTTTTACCCTTTTTAGTATCACAACGTATTACAAAACAAGGAAGGTGAACGAATTGTCTTTAATACATAGAATTTTCCGGTACACCATTTATGCCATATGTTTAATTATTTCTACCAGCTTAATCATGTATTTTTTATGGAATTTATCAAATAATCGGATTTATCATTACGGCGTACCGGTTGGGGTGATCGCTATTGAATCGCTAGCTCAGTATTTCTTATCGTTGGGGAAAGGTAAGGTAAAAGCTAAAAGGTACCTGCAGGGCATATTTTTAATTTCGATTTATGCCTTTTACGTCCTATTATTTGGCGTGTTATCAGCCATTGGTTTCTTTGCAGCTGAAATATCAAGTAATATTGCAGCTACAACTAAGGCCCAACAAATTGATAGTATAGACCAAAAACGTATTAAACAGATTGATGACTTAATTGCTTCTCTTAATCTACAAATGACCACTGAGGCAAAGACTGGATTCGGGAGGAATAGTCAAGCCATATTAGCCGAAATTAAGCGCTTAAAGGCAGAGCAAACAGCATTAATTGACCAAATGAATAAAGAATCAAAGCAGGATATAGCGGGCCCGGTCGATGCTTTTTCGGCATTGGCTAAAATGTTTAGATTTGATGCGAATACCCTTGCAATTATAATCTTTGGCAGCCTTTGCCTATTCGTTTATACTGGGTTGACGGTATGTAATCCTAATTTGGAACTGGATGAGACGGAAGATGATACAGAGGGCGGAATAAATGGAACATATGAGACGGATACTAAAAACAATCTGTCTCTTATCCGTTCCAATGAGACGGACGGCAGGACGATTCCAGAAAACAATGTGACGGATGAGACGAAAAACGAGACGGAAGAAAAATCAAAGTGTCTCTTTTGCGGGACGGAATTTCCCAAAGGCGACGGACGAAGACTTTATTGCAATGATAAATGTCGAAAAGCCGCATTCCGTCAAAGGGAGGCGCTTGGAGCATGAGAATTTTTTCTTTTAGAATATTTGAAGAATCCGATCCGGATGTAATAGCCTGGTTGGATTCTCTCCCCAAAATGGAACGGTCAGCAATGATTAGAAGAGCGCTGAGAACATTTAAACGGGGTGATATTTTACCGGACAGAATATGCAGGATCAACGGGGCAACAATTACTGAAAAACTTTATCGGGAGGGAGAATAATGGCTAAAAAAGAACATAAACGCGGCAAGGGCGAAGGAACTATCTATCAAAAGTTTATGGCGCGAATTATTATTACGGATAAAGAGACCAGCAAACCGAAAAAGATCACTGTCTGCGGCAAAACTCAGTCAGTTGTTGAAAAGAAATTATCTCAATTCCCCGGTATCGATAAAAGTAAAGTAACTATTTTTCAATCATGGGTTGCTCAAGTAACCACTGGACATGATCCGAAAACCGGGAAACCTAAGCGCCGGACATTTTACGGTAAGACCCGGGCTGAAGTCGCCCAGAAGATGAATAAAACTGTTAATGATGTTAATACTGGGACTTATGTTGAGCCTTCAACTATTACCCTGGGGCAATGGCTCTATGATTGGTTAAAGGGTAAAGTCAATATTGAAGATGAATCCAGGCAAATTTATGAAGATACAATTAAGCTTCATATAGTGCCAATTTTGGGGCAGACAAAGCTGAAAGATCTACGTCATAGAGATATCCAGACTTTTATTAAAGATAAAAGCACAAATGGCCGGTTAGATGGTAAAGGCGGCTTAGCTCCTAAAATGGTTAAGCGCATCTTCCGGATACTATTTTCAGCACTTAAACAGGCAGTAAAAGAACGACTGATTATTTACAATGAAGCTGAGGGAATTGAACTCCCGAAAGTAAAAAAGAAAGAAATGAAAACCCTATCCGTTGAGGAAGTTGCCAAGTTTTTATCCTTTATTAAAAATCATCCTAACTATGTGGCTATCCGGCTGGATTTGTATTGTGGCCTCCGAAGGGGTGAACTTCTAGGGCTTCGCTGGAAAGATGTCGATTTGAAGAAGGGGATTATAAAAATCAATCAGCAGATAGTAACTTCAAAGAGAATTAAAAGCCTAAAGACAGCTAGTTCTAAGCGAACCATTACTCTTTATGGCAATATCATTGATTTGTTGAAAGAACATAAGTCCAAGCAAAATGAGATCAAATTGTTATTAGGGACAAGCTACCAAAAGGAATTGGATTTAGTATTCTGTCATAAAGACGGAAGCCTGATAAGCCCGAAAGTATTCTACAATCAGTATAAGGATTTACTGGACCGGGCCGGACTTGATAGTATTAGTTTGCACGCTTTAAGACATACCGCCGCCACATTGATGCTTGAAGCAGGAATCCCGGCAAAAACCGTCCAGGAGATTTTAGGGCATAGTTCAATCAGTACTACTCTTGATGTTTACGGCCACGTAACTCCAAAAATGCAGCAGGATGCAGCTATTAAGATGAATGAGATTATTAGTATTTAA